ATTTGGGTACGCAAGGTACTATAAGTCAATGATGGAGAATTCAGAGGCTAAAGTTCCTGATGAAATAAAAGAAAATCCAGATAAACTAATAGATTGGTTTGATTCGACTAAAAGCGCTAGGGACACTCTTGATAAATCCAAAAATGAAGGGTTAGAAGGCTCTGCCACGACATTAGTGGGCGCTACAAAAGGTGACTTAAAGAGATTAGGTTTAGATAATCCTAATGAAACTATTAATCTAGCTAAAAAAGCCGCTGAAAAGGGCGGTTCCCTTACTATGGAAGATATGATGAAACTTCATGGTGTATAGTCAAAAAATAGTGTAATAATACACTAGGAACATGGCTAGGGACAAGATAATAGTAGATTTAGATCTGGATTCAAGAAGAGCTCAAAGGCAAGTAGCTGCACTTCAGAAGAAAATTGACGCTTTATCCAAGAGCATGGGGGGAGCCATGGGTGGTATAGGGCGTGGAGGCGGAGGAACAGATAAAGTAAGAGCCTTAGGTACCGGACTATCCAAAGCCACAGTCCGAGCTGATGAATTTACTAAGTCTTTAGAGGCTTCTAATGCGCGTGTTATAGCTTTCGGCGCATCTGCGGGATTAATAATGCAAGTTGACCGTGCTTTAAAGGCAATGGTGCAATCCGCAGTAAAAGTTGAGAAAGCAATGATGGACGTAAACGTCGTCATGAACGCTTCCGTTAAAACCCTTGATCAGTTTGGTAAAGGTATGTTCAAGGTTGCGAGGGAAACGGCCCAAAGTTTTGACACGGTAGCTGAGGCTGCTACGGAGTTAGCTCGTCAAGGTTTGGGAATGGAGAAAACGCTCCAACGCACTAAGGATGCATTAATACTAACGCGATTAACAGGAATGAACGCCGCAGATTCTGTTAAAGCCTTAACTGCTGCTGTAAACTCCTTTAATAAAGAGGGCGCTACTTCTGCAAAGATAGTAAATACGATGGCTAAGGTTGATGCTGCCTATGCAGTTAGTTCAGAAGACTTGGCTAAAGCTATTGGGCGAGTGGGAGCTTCCGCTCAGTCTGCAGGGGTTAATATGAATGAGTTGATGGCTATAACAACAGCCGTACAACAAAGAACCGCTCGTGGTGGAGCTGTTATAGGTAACGCCTTCAAAACTATTTTCACACGTATACAACGTTCAGACGTTCAGAAAAAATTACGTGATTTTGGTATAGCCTCTACAGATATGCAGGGCCGGATGCTTAACGGTATGAAGGTCTTGGATAACATGGCAAAAGGTTTCGATAACCTAACTAAAGCGCAACAAGCTTCATTGGCAGAAAATGTAGCAGGTGTGTTCCAAGTTAACATATTAAAAGCCGCTCTATCTGATTTATCTCAAGAAACATCAAATTATCGTGGGTCGTTAAGAGCTGCTAATAGCGCGACTGACGAAGCTTACAAGAGAAATGAGCAATTAAACCAGACTTTAGATGCGCTTGCAAATAGGACAATGGCGAATCTGACAAAAGCTGGAGCCGCGATGGGTGGAGGGATGTTCGAACCAGCTATTAGGAAGGTTTTAAATACTGTAAACACATCAATTGAGTCTTTCGGTGAAGGAGGTAGGATGGAAGGTGCTGGAGAAAGTATCGGTAAAGGCCTTATGGCTGGGATAGGTAACTTTATTTCTGGCCCCGGAATAGTGATGGTTCTTGCTGGTGTTACTAAGTTGGCATTGAATTTAGGAAAGTTTGCGACTACTGCCATGAAAGATTTCATGGGGTTAAATCGGGCCGCTAAACAGAGAGCGGGTCTTGAGGAAATGGTTATTGAGAAGTTAAAATCAGAGCCTCATTATATACAACAAATTATAAGCAAAGAAAAAACTCTGGTACAAGTCCAGCGGGAAATGCTTAACGTTATGGAGCTGCAAACTCTCGAGCGAGCACAGCAACAAACTATGGCAAGGAATGTAGCAGGGGGGATGTATGCTAGGGGAGCAAGGGTGACTCCTACTGGTTACGGTGCTTTTAATCCCGGAAAGGCTGGAGGTTTTGTACCTAACTTTGCAAATGCTGGCGCAGAAAGAGCAGCAGCGGCGGCAGGAGGATACAATGCCGGAGCTATTAGAACCATGCGCCAACCCGGTATAGGTTCTGTTATGTATAATTCGGCCGAAACCGTAAAGCAATTTCCGGGCATGTCTCAGTCTGCGATTATGCCTCCAAAAAATAGTCCAGCTGGTGCTGGTTACAAATCAGCATTTAGCGCGGCTCACGGGTTTAATCCTTATGCTGCAGGTGGGTTTGTCCCAAACTTTGTTAAGCCTTTGACTGGTACTGGGATAGGGGTCGCGTTAGGGTTCCAAGGAAGCACTGCTGCACCTGAAGTTTACAGTCAACCGGTTAAACATCTTACAGCACTTAAGAATATAATAAAACCCAAATTCCAAAACGAGCAGATAAAACTCATGGGTGTTGACTCTAGGGCTATTTATCGACCAAATGAAAGAGACAATGATGCTGAAGCGATGTTCACAGGGGCTCTTGAACAAGCAACAAGGACAGCTCTAAGTTCAACAGCAACCAGTATAGTCCAGCAGCTAGATGTTGACGGTAAACCTTTGGGTCAAGATGATTTAAGGAGAGTTCAGGCTGATGCGTTTAGTCGCCCTTTAAATCTTCCTGAATCATTTGAAGGTCAATTATTTGAAGAGGGTTTGAGGATCGCAATCCAAGGCTCTAAAGTGTCAGACAAGAATGCAAGCTTTGATTTTGAAGCTAATAAAAAACCAAGCAAATTGATGCAAGCTCTGTTTGACGTACCTAAAGATAGGATAGACGCAAAAAGACAACAGAGCGCTGCTGATAACATTGTTAACAAATTTTTAAATGACGGATTAACTGTAGGAGGCAGGGCTCCGTTTTTAGGAAGAACCTTCCAAGAAGCTTTTGCCTCCCTTAACACAGGGATTAGGCAAGGGAATATAGCTCCACTTCAAGGTTTTCTTAAAAAAGGAATGGGCCTAAAAGAGACTCGCAAAGCCTTTCCTAAACAGATGGCAGCGATGGGTTTTGTTCCTAATTTTTCTCCTGTTACTTCCGCTATAGGAAGAGAAATGTCAGCCGGAGTTCCGGCTTCTGCTATTAGAGTTGGTTCTAGTCCATCTTTGCGCTCTGCTGGAAATCCCGGAGGAGTGGGGGTTTACAATACTATTGATGAACCCGGTGGATTAGGTCAGGGAATAAGTCGGGCGAGAAGGTCAGGGATAAACCCTAAGGGTCATGGAGTTCCTAATTTTGCTACAAGTATGGATTTAAGTTCAACTCTGGGTGTTTATGACCCGACATCTCGAACGTTTCAGCGGGCAGGAGAGACGCAGCTTTCTGCTGCAGAGAGGCAGGAGCGTGCAGCTAATCGTTTTATGATGGCTTCTATGGTGATAAGTATGGCTGCTCCGGGGATAGCGTCTGGGGTGGGAGCTGCCCCAAGCACTCAAGCCGCTCTTGGCGCGGGAAGTAATATTTTATCGATGGGAATGATGGGCGCTAGTCTTGGAATGGCTGGAGGGCCTTTAGCTATAGCTGGAGGAGCTTTAGGGGGAGCAGCTTTAGGGGCATTAACTTCTATAGGTGATCTTAAGATGGGTTTCGGAGAGGAAGGCAGAAGAGCTGATGCCCAAAAAGCAAAAGAGGACGCTGATGTCATAACTGAGGGCTTGGACAAAGTCCAAAAATCTTTAATGCTGTTAGCTGAGTTACCGTTTAAGCAATCATCCCAAAGGATTTTAACTCTTGTTGAACTGACAGAGCAGCTTGATGAGGTCCAAAGGAACTTGCTAGAAGGAGGTGCTGGAAACGAAGGGGCTATGGATGCTTTTGTGAAAGCTAGGGCAACTATAACTAATAGAGAAGAATTTGCAAAATTAAGCCCCAAAGAACAAGAAAGACTTTTAGGACGCACTTCACAACTTATTCAGGAGACTAGAGACCGGGCGCAGTCTGTCTTATCTGGGGGTTCACAGTCTGCTTACGATTCCCGAATCGCCACCATAAGTGAACAAGCTCAAGCGTCAAGGGCCGGTAAGAGCTTATTAGAGCAATTTCCTGACGCGCACAGGGATCATGTAGAGAGGGGAATGAAAGCGCAGCTAGATTATAGCGATTCCATAAGAAACGCTTTTAATCCGAGGTTTCAAGATAAAATATCTGGACTTCCAGCGTTAATGGGACCTTCAGGTATTCCAGATACGGGGACAACGGGGAAAAATATGCTCCAGCGTTACCAAGAGCAAATGGAAAGAGGGGAAGGAAGAGCCGCCGCTAAAACGCTAGCTGATTTGTTTGGTCGTCTACCAGAAGGGCAGAAAATGGCAGCCAGCTTGAATCAAGCCTTAAGTGCGAGGCAAGGCACTGGGGTCATAAGAAAAGGAAACGAAGCCATTTTTGGGATATCTCCGGAGCAGGCAGCAGCGGGAGATTTATACGGCGAAAGACGCCGTACGTTGCAGTTTAAAGACAAAGATTTCACTCGAGCTACTTCATTAGGAGGCAAAGGCGGCCCCGGACCCCTCGCTCAAGGTATTGGCCGCGGGGCTTTCTCTATACTGAACATGCTAACGGCAGGGAAAGCAAGAAACATGCTCCCTATGCTTGATCCATCAATAGCTGATCCTGCTCAATTAAAAGAAACGGCTGAACAGAAAGCTTCGCGGGAAGAGATGGAAAGATTGAGCAAAGCAGCATTAACTCCGCTCATTAAAAGTGGTGCTGCCATGGGGCGCAGAGCTGGTTATGACACGTCATTTAATGTGGGGCGGAACAGGAGAAATTTGGGGGTAAGGGCTACAGGAAGGACCAATCGAATAGCTCAAAATGCGGCAGGAGCTTTGTTTGGGGTAGACTTAATTCAAGCTAATAAAGCAATTGGTGAAGAAGGATTAATGGACACTTACCAAACTTCTTTGGCCAACGCAGATATCACTAGGACTGGAACGATCAATAAATCGAGAAGTGACGCGTTCGCCGCTTACAATGCCGCTATACAAAAGAGAGACATGGGGGCAGATGAGAGAAACGCCGCCGCAATGCAAATGTATGCCCTTGATGGGGCGAGTATGGAAGAATTAGAGAGACAAAGGGAGAAGATAATAACTTCACCTAAACCTAGTGGGGCAGATTCTGATCTCTTAGCTTATTTAAATAAAGTAATTAAAGACGAAACTCTCGCTGACGAAGCGCGCGACGAAAGCAGAAGAAAAGCGAATGATGAGCTAGACACTAACACTCAAAAATTAAATGAAAATACAGATTCCCAAATAAAAATCTTAGAAGCTAGCAAGAAATTTTATAGCGGAAAATATTTTGATAATTTAAGAACAGAAAGAAGTATCCTTTCAGGTCGTATAACTATGGAAGAGCAGTTAGTAAAGGAAGGTAAACTAAATATTGAAGTATTAGAAGAGAGTAAATTAAAATTTGAAGAGCTCAACCAAAAAATTGATGGGACTGGAAACAAGTTGGGAGTTTTGGAGGTAGCGTTTGATAGGATTTTAACAACGGGATTAACTGGCAAACAACGAAGAGATGCTGTTGTAAACGCTCAAACCGCCTTAAACAATCAAGTAGGGGGGCGCATGTCAAGTGGAGCAGGAGCGGCTGGAATAGTAAGCAAAGCTCAAAAAGCTTTTAATGCTGGGGAGATAACCTCTGGTGAGTTGAGGGCGATCAAAGCTAACGCTAGAACAAATGCTCCGGGAGCAACAGGGAATCCAATGGAGGCTTTTCGTGATCAATTCATGTACGGCGGCCGAGATCATATGTTAGAGTTTGAAAGCGGAGTAGTTAGCGTTGCTAACACAATGAAGTCATCTTTTTCAAGCGCTTTTCAGTCTATAGCAAGCGGTGCTTCTTCTGGTAAAGAAGCTATTGTGTCTTTCGCCGATAGTATATTGAATTCTATTTCAAATGTATCTGCGAATATGGCTACTAATATGCTGTTCTCAAAAATGTTCTCAGGAGGAGGACAGGTGTCACGTTTCGCTAGTGGGGGTCTTGTTACTGGCGGGTCAGGAGTAAGGGATGATGTTCCTGCGATGATGAGTGGCGGGGAATATGTAATAAGAAAATCTGCTGTTAATAAAATAGGAGTAGGTACTTTAAATGCAATTAATGGATATGCCAGCGGAGGAAGCACAGGAGGCCAGCAAGGAGGAGATTTCTCCATGATGGACGCTGCTAAGCTTTACGGAATATCCGCCGCTGCTAGCGTAGCTTCGGGCGCTATAAACCAACCTGCTAAAGCAGACAAAATAGCTCAACAAAATTATGGATTAGGAAGAAGCGAACACGGATTTTTAGGAGGCGCAGATCCTGATGCTGGTGGAGTCGATGCTATAAGAGGTGGCGGCCGAAGCGCGAGCGTGTCATTAAATAAAGCTTTTGTTTATTATAGGAGAGACCCTGTAACCGGACAGCTAGTAAGTGAGAGGGCTAGGCCTACAGAGGGAAGGTTTGAAACCAGCAGCTTAATATCCACTATGGGGCTTCTTAGGGAAGATGATCCTCAAACAGCTAGAATGTTTAGCAAAGAGGAGAAGATGGCTGGATATCAAGACTATCTTGCTACAGAGAAGGCAAGAAGGTCAGATGTAATTAAAGCTCACAACAAACAAAAACGCGGAAGATTAATGAGCGCTTATGTTAATGCGGCGATGCTTGTAGGCGGTCAGGCCTTGATGGGTGGAGCTGGAGATCTACAAGGCTCAGTTTACTCTAGAGCTCAAGATGCCAAGGCTGCTAATTTCGAGTTTGGTCGTTTGGATGGTAGACCTATGGGCGATGCAAGGGGTGGGGCTATTCCTAGTTTTGCGGGAGGAGGTAGAGTATCTCCTGCTATGTTAATGGGCGGCGAATATGTTATGAGCCCAGATTCTGTAAGAACTTACGGAGCAAACTTTATGAGTGAGCTTAATCGGGGTAATGTTCCCGGTTATGCTAATGGCGGTTTAGTTGGGGGCGGAGGTCCGGCAGGTACTGGAGTAAACACCAACAACGTTAAGATAAATATTAATATTGATAAAAGCGGTAACGCGGAAGTTGGTTCATCTTTAGAAGCTTCTCAAGGAGATAATGCAGATGATCGTGATATAAATAACGAAGTTGAAAACAACAGAAAGATGGCTGAGATGCTTCAAGGAGTTGTTCTTAAGACTATTGTTGACCAACAGAGACCCGGAGGATTATTACAAGATTCAAATTAAGGCCGACGTTCTAAATCCCTTATTCGCTGCTCCATAGTAGAAATCTTCTCTTCTAGCATTTCTATAGCTTTATTATAAACGCTGTGAAAAGAAGGGTTATTCGGCGCCATTAATGGAAGCTGGTGGGAAGGAGAGAAGTCTCTTGTGATAGAGCATACTTCATTGTAGGCATCATTATAAATGTAATCCCTATCAAGATAGATGGCTTGTTTATCTATAATAATTTCACCTTCTTGTATCCCTGTGGGTAGCTCGTAAGAAAGGCGTAGGGTGGAGTCTATGCTTGATGATTCAATGTGAACCACGCTCCTTTCAATACTTGAAGCGCTTTCTGACAATTCAAAATCTAAGGAAACTTCAATAGGCTTTTCCGCTTCGTTTAAGGCGATAACAGGATTTTCAGGAGGGTCAATATAAGAGCCGGGATAAGAAATCTTAACGTTAGTTATTTCTCCTTCATCGTTGACAGAGGTCACCATCAATTGACATCTCTTACCAGTAATATCTTTAGGTGAGTTTGAAGGTCTCCCCCCTTGGCAGTAGAGGATATCTCCTTCTTTGAACTTTGAGTCACCTTTTTTAAGGGTCACTTTTGATGGGACGTATTCTTCAAAAAAAATCTTAACTGAATCGCCGATTAAGATTCTGTTTTGGTAATTGCCTTTTATTTTTATGGTGTCGGCGGAGCTAGCGGCGAAAGCTCTTTTAATTGTAATTCCTTCTGAATTTTCAATCTTAAAAAGAGTATCGTTGCTGCCAATTTTAATGAAGGCGTTATGAGGGGTAGCTACAGTTTTGTTGTTAGCTACAATATATAACTTTCTAGAATTTTTAGGTATAGTACCTTCAAAGACTTCAGCTTTCATCAATACATTATACTTGATCGTTAAGTGAATTTTCTAAAATTCCACCACTTAATCTTATGTGATATTCAAGATTTGGGTGTATATTTCTACGACCCGGAACCATAGACCCTACGAACCGAGAGCCATGATTAATATATAGAGTTATAGCCTCAGCGCTTTGTGCATAAACATGAAAATCTTTTCCAAAATTATTCAGTATAGCAGGGTCTCCACCCAGTATCCGGGAGCTATTTAATCCAACGTCGGCCCGCGCATAAGCTGCCATTAAATCAACAGAAGGATAAGGATTCCTGTAGCTTGCGGACGTGCCAACTGATTCTGATTCTTCAGTCTGAGATATTGGTCCATAAAAAGTCGCCATGCCATAAGCGCGAGGAAATTGATTAACATTGATCTTTATATCAGGCAAATAATTAGAGCGAGACAAAGGTTCAAAAAATTCAATCGTGAGAAAAGAGAAACAATCTCCATTATAGGCCCAGCTTGGAGTCAGATCAAAATCCTCGACTGCATCAGATCTCAGAGTTTTTCTAAATTGACCGTATGTAATATCAACAGATTTAATATTTCTAGCTCTTAAAATTGTTGGTTTTTTAAACTCGTCATTAATGTTTTGTCCTGCGGCTTTTCTTGCATCCATAGGAACAAATTGCCCTATTCCGCCCTTAAAGTCCTTACTTGTATCCCCAAGGGAGAAAAATTCTGCTATTTCAATATCAAACCAAGCTTTATAAGCTAAATCTTTATCTCGCGCAGTTATTATACTTTTTTCTAAAACAAAAAATGAAGTAGGGGAAAAAGAATTTTCCTCTGCAAGGAAACTCGGATTCCCATTTGCACTTTTATCTGTGATGAGCGGAATCGAAGAAAATTTAATCTCGGGATCTGTAAAAATATTTGGAGTATTATATGTTGCTGCCGTTCCGTCATGTTTAAAATAGTTGACCGTAGTAGTTTTAGGGGTATTGTCTTCGTTAAAATTAGCTAGATAAGAAAGCTGATCAAATACTCCCATACATACTTGAGAGTTTTCTACGCCTTTTATTTTTGACTTTTGAAACTTGATAGCTAGGTCAGTGACTGTTTGGCCTTCTTCTAACAATACATAATCTCTAAAGACTCCTGACATCAATTCCGCTTCGGTTTGTGCTTCTTCTTCATCTGTACTGCCCATTACAATTGCGTTTACAGTTTTTTCTGTATTTCCGTCTTTGTATTTAGCAAGTCCAAAATTTCTAGCATTAGCTGAATCTGGTATAACTGCCGGATCAATTGAGAATTGTTTAGCCAAAAGGGTAGCTTGTAAATCCGGGTCATCGGCAGTTCCTACGTTTTCTAAATCTTCGCTTCCGGTAGTATAATAGAAAACTAATCCACGTGCATTGTTGAAAATTGTTTCTATCTCCTCTTCGGTTTTGATAACCTCGTTAGTAGCTTGATCCTCTGAAACATCTAGGTTTAATTTCATATACCCATTAGGCTCAGTATCTAATTGGGCTAAATAAGGATAATCCAGCTGAAAAGCTCGTGTTGGAGAGACGTATTCGTTAGGTTTATTTGAGGTGTTAGGGAAGACAATTGCGGGAATTGATTCAATATCTACCCCTACTATGTCATAACCTTCAAGCGTAACATTTTGAGATTTCTTAAAGTTTTCCGCGGGTGAATTATTATTTTCATCTACGTATATAGTATTATACCACACGCGATTTTGGTCATTATTTAACCCAACACTAGTCTTTCCTTCTGAGTCATGAGCTTCGACTACTACATCAAATTTTCTTATCGGTAAAGATAACCCTTTTTGAACAAGAAAACCTGTTTCATCTACTTTATAATAGGTTTTGCCACCTTCTCCTTGAGGGCTAATTTCTGACACATTAGACTGACTGAGAGAGTCCGTTATCGTAGTGTAAAGATTTGGGTTATTATAAAGTGTGCTAAAAGAAAAATTAGGACTGTTGAAGTTAGTTGAGCCTACTCCAGTAAACTCAAAGTAAATATTCGGATTAGGAATGTTGATCGACTCTGGACTCCCCGGCTGAGGGAGAGCAGGTTCTCTAATTGTGATCCGGTAACTTAAATCTTGGTTAGCTACATATACTCCGGGTTGATCAAATTGAGTATTAATTCCTGCTTGCCATGTAAAGACTGGATTGTTTGCTGGTATATCGTAATTTAAATCACCAAACTTTTTCCCCGGTGTTCCGTCAGTGCCCGAAGGAATTGTAGAGGTAGTAAGGGAGTGTATATTAACAGAATCCACTAAAGATTGAGCGCCAAGGATTTTACTTTTATCTAAATAGTCTACTCGCCCTTTTTCAGATAAAACTCCATAAGGAGAAATTGCAAATACACTAACATAATAGTCAGCTTTTTCAGTTATAAAAAAGTCAATGTCTATTTTAGTAGTTTCTTCTGAATTTCGTTTAGAGGGGTCAGAACCCGGTACTATCGTCTGTCGGTAAGGCTTATGATAAAGGTCATAACCAGTAGCACCCATTGTTCCTGCTTCTGGGAATGCTGGTGGGTTCCCCGGTATATTAGGAGTTATAGCATAACCTAAATCCTGCCCATTCGAAGTCTGTACTCCGGCAGAGTTAATGTCAGGAGGAGTCAATGTATAGTTTTGGCCAGTTTTTATAGAGATGAGATAATCTATTCCGCTATTAGGAATGGTATCTCCTACGTATCCTACGGTTTCAAACTGAACCCTTAATAGTTCATATTCTTCTATAATGCTATTATCTCGAGTCGGGTCTCTTCTGGAGACTTCAATCTGACCCGGGGTTTGAGGATTTTTATCTAAGAAAGGATTATCAAAAGCTATCTTACTTTCTACATTATCATATTTCCCGCTAAAGTATTGCAGTGCGGAAACTTCGTAGGTTTGATCTGGATTTTCTTTTACATTAATTATTCTATAGTTAGAAAAGTTTCCATTAGGAAATTCTTCATCATCTTCATAGAAGGGTTCAACACTCCATACTAAATTCTCACCGTTGTTGTAGCCTCCGTTATACTCAACTGAGGTGTTTGAGTTAGAGTCAATATTCACTCCCGAATTTGTATACCCTGTTATAGTATAATTATCGAAATCAAATCTATTCCCAGTGGGAGATGTGAAGTCGCTATTGTTTGTACTGCTAAAAGGGCTTCCTGTTGCAAAAAATATCTGAGTGCATACCCCTGATCCTCCTATTTCTAAGTCAGAAGCGTATTGTCCAGTTCGAGTCCTTGTACATTCGCCGCTGAAATAAAGAGTTTGAAGAGAGCTTCTTCTTATCTCTTTTATTCCACTACTGTTTAGATCAGAAGTTTCTGCATCATAATGATAGGTAGGAGTTAACAAAGAAAAAGTATAAGCTTTGTTAGCATCAAAATTTAAAGCTGAATCAATTATAACACTATCATAAGCAGCGCTAAATCTTTGACGAGCAACGTCAGTCATATTAGAGCTTTGTCCGTCAGCGGCTGGAGTGTTAGCATAAGCTAAACCGCTTACGATATTAGTTCTGCCGCTATATTTTAAAGAGCTAACGTTATTATCAAATAATTGGACTATATCCCCGGGCCTGAGGTGAGATCCTTCGGTGCCCATTTTGAAACTAACAGTATCAGTCTCATCTTTCTCACTTGCTAATATCCATAAGCCAAACCTTCGAGCTTGTCCTCGGCTGGTGCAGCCAATTGCAGTCGTTTCAACTTGTCTTATTCCATATTTTTTTATACCTTCTTCGTCAGATACATACTCTATAGCTGGTTGAAAGAAGTTTCTTTTATCTATATACCTTACGATAGCCACAGTATGGCGCGCTTTTTTAGCAGAAGAGGAGTAGCTAAAATCTCCATCAACAACATTAGAATTATTAAGTTGGTATATAGGTTTCTTGAAAGAGTCTTGAACTGTAAATATTAAACCATTAGCGAAATAGGCAAGCCCTCTAAAAGCTGATGCAAGGTCGTTGATCAATTTATAAGCTTCCTGCCTGTTGACTATCAAGTGGTTCAGGGAAAACCTCGGCTCTAATCCTCCATATCCATCGGCGACTAGTTCATCGCAGTATTGAGATATTTCATAGAGAGCCCATTTATCTATCTCGCTCTCGTTTACGTACTCACCTAGTCCATACCTCTCATTAGTAAGTAGATCATAAAAACACCAAGCAGGATTATCACTCCAGTATTTCTCTATATGGAAATTACCATCCCAAAAGTTATCAGGGTCAGTTCCGTAGTTGTTAGATGCGCCTCCATCAGTTGTGCCTGCGTCACTTTTCCCATAGGTTCGTTTCATGGGGTCATAATTGTTAGGCAGTTTAATTTTTTGTAATTGCGTATCGTAAGCTCGAGCAGGGACTCTTTGAAAGTTTTCTGCGTCGAATTTAGAGTAGACCATAGCGCTATAAGGATACCTTAACTTAGTTCCATATATTTCTACAATAGAGTCAACAAAGCTTACAGCTCTAAAAAAAGATGTAAGGGGCTCGGGGGTAGTTCTTACGATTCTAATTCTCCACCCATCGAAACCTACTTCATCTTTATAACTCCCTACTTCTGTCTCTAAGTCTATTTTAGTGGCTCTAACATAACCTTGGTCAATCTTACCGGTGACTACTTCTCTCACAGGGCCATACCATTTTGTTGTACGGTCTTCTATAGTGGTGGAACTGTTAGTCCCTGCTTGTTTAGTTGCGTCAGTTCCAAGATTAAACCTTTCATCAAATACTGGCTGATAATAAATATAATATGTAATAGAGCGCGCTTTGGTATCTCCATAACCCACAGCAGCGCTTCCACCGGGATTTAATTCATTATTACTGCGAAATGTTTTAGGCCCTTTTCTTATATTTTCTTGCAAGGTGTTAATTTTAATATTAACAATTAAAGAGCTGCATTCTTTATTGAAGACGGTATAAGTTTTTGCGTTCTTATCAATTCTAGTGCCGCTTTTTAACGAAGCAGGCGTGTCGACACTAGGAGCTAAAACTCCTCCCTCAATATCAGGGCCATACAGTCTTTCTCCTATATTTCTATGGACACTTAAGTCTAAAATTTCAGCAGAAGCAGCTCCTCCCATTTCTGTATTTAAAGAAGGGATAGTTCCTTGAGCTTCGCCTTTAGTGAACTCTACATTAATTTCATTGAAATTATAATATCCATCTTTGTCAACTACAGGTATTTGGTTCCAATAAATAGATCTCAAAAAACCTAACTCTGTGCTACTGGTATTATTTAAGCCCGTCGCTGAATAAAGATTTTCAGGGTCGAATGTGCCAAAGGGTAGTTCTTCATCTGGAGTGGTAACTTTTTGGAAGCCTGTCTCTCCCATTTTGCCATAATATCTGTAAGTCCCACTTACTATTCCTTTAATTGGACCCTCACATAAAAGATCAGCTACCTCTATGCTTGAATCAGTGACGACTGGAGATGAAGTATCGCCGTCTTTTACAACTGCTGAAATATCGACTACCGCCGGTCTTGCTTGTTTTTGTTTTTCTCCCATGGCTTATCCGTTTTGTCCCCAATCAGGTTCTGTTGTTCTCTTATGCAATTTATCACCCGCATTAGGAACGAAGTATTTAAGTGATCCAGCGCCTTGCATTCCCCAAGTATCATTGAGGGTTACTTCAGCGTTAGTGTCAAAATTATCTAGAGAAGTTTGAACAACATGACTACCTATAAGAAGCCTGCCATAACCCACAAAAATAGGGCCGCCTTCTCTTACTGTGTTCTGAGGGCCGCTAAATATATAACTTGGCTTACCTCCTCCTTCTATCTCTCTAAAATCATCAAACTCGGGTTCAGGAGTAAGTAGGTTTGCTATTCCAGCCACAACTAAACCTATACCTGCCATAATCAATGGAGCGGCGAACATGCCGACTGGCGCAAAAATTCCTGTTGCTATGAGAGCTATTCCCACGATAATGGCAAGTATGGATTTACCGTCTTCGTCAGCTCCTTCCAAAACAGGAACTATATCTATAGTTTTAAGTTTTTTAAATTTCATCATCAACTCAGAAGATCTGAGACCTTCTTCAGAGTTTGGATCTTTACTTTTGTCAAAAAGAAAATCTTTTTTATTTATAAGGACTCTATATTTTATATTACTTTTATCATTTTCTATTAACTGTTGATAAAGTTTTTTTGTATTGGCTTGAATTCCTCTAATTGCGTCTCCTACGCTACTAATAGCAAGGTTCCATTGTTTCCTTCCCATTTGTTCGGCTAGTACTCCGTGAAGATTTATTTCTGTCATGTTCATATCTTTTTTATCCTATAAACGTAAAGAAGCCTGTTAAAAAACTTTTCATTAACTTGTTCTGAAGTTGCGAATTTATTTCTCGGGTGATGTAACATTAAATCGTTTCCAAGAAATACACCTAAATGCATAGGTTTTCCTTTTAAACCAAGAACGATAATATCATTTTTTTAAGGCCTGATTTACTTCCGATTTTTACTTTAAAAAACTTTCTTTCATCGTAATCGAGGGAAACTTTCTCTATGAGATCTATAGATTTTTGTAGATCTTTTTTTTCCGAACCTTTTTTATAAGCTCCTATTACTTCTTCTGGGAGTTCGATAGAGAGGTTTTCTTTCATATAGTTTCTAACTAACGTAAAGCAGTCGTTCTTACCCACTTGGAAAGGAATGTTTAAATAAGAAATCTTATTTTCTTTGTAATTATAGTGATGGAAGCTATTTGATTTTATATTATACATCACATAATTAAGATGATGGTTAATACTGTTCTCTTTATCTAAGTAAGAAAACATGTCATTGTTTTTGTGGGAATGATAAGTAGCTACAATATTTCCCCTGTAAGAGCATTTTAAATAATCAATGGGATTTATTGAAAAGTTAACTAACGGATTTTGCGCATCATTTTTACATTTGAAAGAATTCATTTTAACGCCATCGTCAAAGATTAATCCACAGCATTCCTCTGGAGCTTTTTCAAGCGCGTGAGACTTAATACTATTTTTTATGTCTTCTGTAAGCATTTTAAGTTAGTGTTTGCTGGACTCTTTTAGCGGCCGGAAATCCTCCGTAAGGAAGGCCGCCTTTACCTGCTGAGACAGCGCCCCCTATGACGCATTGACAGGATTGATCTTTAAAGGCTGCGCCTTCAGTGCCCCATCTCATACGGCATGCTTTCAAACTTTTAGAGCATTGGTCTGCTATCCAGTAATCACTGTTCGGAGGAGGGTTACCTTTTGGGGTATCAACTTTAGCTACATAATAATATTTTATATCGTTCTTTTCTTGATACACGTATTGTCCTTTTGCGTAATCTTCACTACTCACCCATCTTCCTTGGTCTGTAAATTTAGACTGCACGTCTGGGAGGATATTTACTATTTTTTCATCATTATCTGTAGCCACGGGAGGAGCCTCTGTAGGTAGGAGCTTGTATTTTAAGTTTGGATCAGTAAGCCCAGCTTTGCGTATAATAGGAATTTCATCACTCATTCTACTTAACTCTACATCGGTTAGATTAAAATTAGAATCAGCAGAATTAAAAATTTGTATTTTTGCGTTATTACTGGCCGTGTTTGCAGAACTATTGACTTCAAAATCTACGCT